GGACAATCGGAGAGCATGAGATGCCCTTTCTGTGAGGTTTTGCATGAAAATAAGTTTAGCGTAAAAAGAGTTGATGACGGTTTTATTTATAACTGTTTTAGAGGTAAATGCGGTGCCAGCGGTTTTGTAAGATCTGATAGCGCCTTTTATAGCCCAACACAAGGTAATGCAAAGGCTAAAAAAAATAGACCTTACAGGGAAGTAGAGAGCCTCAAAAAGCTAGACGCTGTTGACATTTTCTTTTTCTTTAAAACGTGGGGTATTTCTACTTTTCCTGGTATTTATGCCACAGAAGCGGATGAATATGCTTTTGAGATATGCGGGCCGACAGGCTTACGTAAAGGGTGGCACATCAGACAGCCACGCTGGAAAAACGTTAAGGCGGTGAGGCTTGGGGACGAGAGCAAGCCCAAAGGCTTGACATACAAAGAACGTCAAGAAGACTCTAAAGCGGCTTGGTTAGTCCCCGAAAATCCTGAGACTAAAACTGTTGTTTTGGTGGAGGATTACATCTCTGCGTTAAAAGTCTTTCAAGCCGGTTATGTCGCTGTGTCCCTTTTCGGAACTTCTATAACTCCGTCCTTGGCTAAAGAAATCGCTAATTGCGGTTTTTGCACTGAGGTTGTACTTTGGCTTGATGCTGATGCAAAAAACCAAGCTTTTGATCAGATCAAAAAATGGGGAGTGCTCTTAAACCTTCGTTTGATGCAAAGTAGGTCTGACCCGAAAGAGTTGAGCGAAGAATTTATTAAGGAAGTTTTATGATGTTAACGAAAGCCCAAGCCGCAAGCGCTCATTTCAAAGGAGACAAAAAAAGCAATGATTTGCTCTGGCTTCATGGTACGCAGTTTGTACACAAGATCGTTAGAAAGTTAGACTCATTAGGTTTGTTGACCATAGAAAAAGCAGAGGCAGAAGCCGTAGGTTATCTAGCTGTTGGTGAGGCTCTGAAAACTTGGAAACCAAGCAAGTCTACTTTTAACACTTACATATGGATTATAGTTCGCGGTCGTATATTGGACTCAAACCGTAAGGAATGGAATAGAGGAGGAGTAACTTCTTCTCACGCTCCTTTTTTTTCGGATATTGATAAACTGACTGAGCAGGATTTCGGCTTATTGATAGACAGTGGAGAATATTCTTACGAATGTTTAGAGCTGTATAGAAAAATTAGCAAGCTTAACCCTAATGAAAAAAACGTTTTAGTTTTGAGATATTTTGATGGATTGACGCATAAAATGATTGGGAATATGTTAGGTTTTTCAAGACGTTACGTTATAAGTTTAGAGCAAGCCGGTATACAGTCTTTAAAAAAGAAGTACTCTTATAACTAAATATTATATCACTATGGTATCGCTAATTTCGATACTATACTAGGGAGCGGTTCAACTAGCGACCAGTTGGTAAGTCTAGAAGACTTGACCCAGCAAGTTAGTGCCCTTTAGGGGCACATAAGGAAGTATTATGTTAGATGGTAAAGTTATTTCTGCTGTGCTACAGAGTAGAGAGGCTTACGACAAAGTAAAAGATTATATATCTGCAACCGAATTATCACCGCAAGCTCAGATGTGGTTACCTTTGATTTCAGACTGGTATTCGTTGGACCGCTCTGCCAGCCACGTTGACATGTCTATTTTATTAGATCGAGCAGACCGTGAGTTACCTGAAAACCATTTGGATTCTTTAAAGTCTTGGATTAGGGACATACCTGAATGTGACAGCCCTGCACACGTAGTAAGCAATTTATTAGAATTGAAAAGATACGTGAAAGGTAATGAGTTGTGCCAAGTGATTCAGTCCAGAGACAAAAAAAAGTTACCTGCAATTTTAGATGAATATACACAATTGCAATCTGCTACTGATTTGGGTAGAAGCGAGATTACGTGGACAATGGATGATTCAGAAATGGACCAGCTACTTGATCGCAGCAACTTAATAAAGATTGCACCGAAACGTTTAAATAACAAACTGGCAGGGGGCTGCATTCGAGGTGATCACATTTTGATCTTTGGTAGACCGGAATCAGGTAAGACTTTATTTACAGTTAATATGGTGTCTAGTTTTTTAAAACAAAATTTGCGTGTTCTTTATGTAGGCAACGAGGAGTCAACCTACAAGCCTAGAAAAAGAATTATCAATAATTTGAGCAAAATGAGCAATGATGATTACCTTGCAAATAAACAAGCTGCTATGTCCGCTGCTAGAGCTTCTGGTTTTGACAATCTTTACATATGCAGGATGTACCCAGGCACCTTGTCAGAAATTGAGGACGCTGTAAAAGATACAAAGCCAGACGTAGTGGTCCTTGACCAAATTAGAGGTATTGACCATCCCGTAGCTAATGGTAATTTTACGCAAAAGCTTACGATTCTCGGAGAGAAATTTAGAAACATGGCTGGTAAGTACAGTTTTTTGGCAGTCTCTGTAACACAAGCTGGTGATAAAACAGAAAGGCACGGGCAAGAGCCGCCTGAGTGGTTAACCATGTCTGATATTGATTCTAACCGCACGGGGTTAGCTGGCGCCGTTGATGTTTTGTTGGGAGTAGGTAAGAACAATGACTTGGATGCTCACGGTCGTAGAGCTATTAGTATTTGTAAAAACAAAAATAGCGATAGCGATGATAGTCACGAAGGGTTTTATGTTGAAATTGATAAGAGGTTAAGTACGGTCAGATGATAGATACGTTTTATGGTAAATTTGTTAATACTATGTTTAAAAACATACCACATGAAAATGATGTAGATAATTATTTAAATGATTTTGGTTTGATTCATGCGGCAACTGGTATTGCTGGAGAGGCTGGTGAGATTCTAGATTTAACTAAGAAAATAGTTTTCACAGGCAAGAAATATGCAAGAGAAGATTTAATTAGAGAGATGGGGGATCTAGAGTTTTATATAGAGGCTTTGAGACAGCAAACAGGGATAACTAGGCAAGAAGTTTTAGAAGAAAACTGGCGGAAGCTAAGTAAACGGCACGGGAATAGGGCTATAGAGGAGCATTATAGTGAGAACTAATGGAGATTTAAGTTACGCTCAAGCGGTTGATATACTTAATCATGTTGTAACCCAGAAAGAGCGCTGGGGTAAGCAGTACAATGGGTCTGAAATGGGCGTAGATACGCTAATGGATGCTTTAATTGTTTTTGCAAAAGCAGACAATGAGCAGTATGCAGAGTTAAAAGCAGAGTTAAGCAAGGCGAATCGACAGCTTGCTGCGGCTAACGCTAGAGAAACTAAGCTTAAAAAACAGATAGAAACCTTAAAAATCAAATGATAAATGACTTGGGATACATAGATAAACCGGACTCTAATATTTTTATGAGCGGAAATTATCTATGTTTAGATTTTGAAATTGATACAAGTTATGGTGACTATGGTCACCCTGTGCATCAGCAAAACCAAATGCTTTTAGCTTGCTGGAGTTTAGGCCCAGGCCATCCTTGTTTTGAGGAGGATCAGAAGGTTTATTCTGTGTGGGGTAATGAATATGCTTTAGACTTTTTAATTAAGCATTTAGAATTATCTGAAGTTGTTGTAGCCCACAACAGTAAGTACGAGCTAGGCTGGTTGCTAAGGTGTGGTTATGACATAGGTAGCAGACCCGTGTTTTGTACTAAAATTGCAGAGTATGTTTTAAGTGGTAACATGACCTATGATACTTCTTTAGATGCTTGTGTAAGGCGCCGAGGTGGTCGGTGCAAAGACCCTGTAGTTGATAAGATGATGAAAGCAGGCGTCAACCCTGTCGAGATACCTAAAGCTTGGTTATTAGGTCGCTGTATTCAAGACGTTCAGACAACTGAAACTTTATTTTTAAATCAGCGAGATCATTTGTTCCGTACAAACAGGCTAGGTGTTCAGTATGTTAGATGTGCTTTTACACCAGTCTTGGCTTACATGGAGCAGCAAGGAATGACTTTAGATAAAGACCGTGTCGAACAGGAGTATCAAAAAGAAGTTCTCAAAGAACATACTTTTTTAATTCAACTGCAAAAAACGATGGGTGCTTTAAGTCCTACTTCTAGTGATCAATTGGGTGTGTTTTTGTATGAAAGATTAAGATTTGATGAATTGAGGGATAAAAAAGGCAAGCCCATAAGAACTGCTAGTGGTAAATATTCTACAAACATCATTACGATGGAAAAGTTAAAAACTACTAACAAAGACCAAAAGCAATTTATAGAGCTGTATTTTAACTGGAACAAATCTAAGCAAAGAATTACAAAATACTTGGACTTTTACATAGCGGTATGTAATCAAATGGGCTGTAAATTTTATGCTAATTTTAATCAGACAGTGACGGCTACCCACAGGTTAAGCAGTAGCGGCATGAGGATTGAGTACGACCATGTAGTTGATGATAAAGGCAAAAAGAAATCAGGCGCCACTCAATTTCAGAATCAACCTAGAGAATATAAGCGTATGTTTTGTTCTAGTCGTCCAGGTTATTTGTTTACTGAAGAAGACGGTAGCGGTTTAGAATTTAGGGTTGCTGGTTTAGTAGGGAATGATCCTGCTATAAAGGCAGATATAAATGACATAACTTTTGATCCACATAGGAGAAGTGCGTCAATCATAAATGGAATAAAAGAAGAGGAGGTTACAAAAAAACAAAGAACTGCTGCTAAAGCACATACTTTCAAACCTTTGTTTGGAGGGCAGTCAGGTAACGAGGGAGAGAAAAGATATTACCAAGCTTTTAATGATCGTTATAAAGAGTTAGTTAAAACGCAGGAAGGATGGTTGTCTGAAGCTAAGTACAATAAGCGTGTAATACTTCCTTGGGGGCTGAGAACTTATTGGCCTCACATAAAAACGGATAGTAGAGGCTGGATAAAAGAAAGGACACAAATCTTTAACCTGCCTATTCAATCGTTTGCTACTGCTGATATCATCCCTATTCAAGCAACAATACTGTGGCACTTGATTAGGGTTAATGGTTATCAAGACAAAATGATTCTAGTTAATACTGTGCATGACAGTGTTTTAGCAGAAATACATGAAGATTATCTAGACGACTATAAGCTTATAGTTACTCTTTCATGGCAAAAAGTATACAGCTTCATAGGTTGTGTTTATGGAGAGTCTGTATTAAAAATGATGGAAGGTATGCCATTAGGTACTGAAATTTCTTGGGGAACGCATTGGTCCGAAGGCGATGAGGTATCATTTAACATTACACAAAGTAAAATTCAGGAGGCTCAATGAGCAACGTAACGGAAGGTTTGGTAGAAAAGATCCACACAAAGACAGGTCAAGGCAAACGTGGTCCTTGGACTAAGTACAGCGCCGTGATTCATGGCGAGTGGTATAGTTTTGGTTTTAAGAAGCCTGAGATGAATGAAGGCGACAATATTAAGGTTCAGTTTGAGGAGGGTCAGTATGGAAAAGATGTCAAAAACTTCAAAGTTATTGGAAGCGGTAATATGGATTCAAGCAGCGCTAATCCTTCTGCTGCCTCCCGTAGCCCTGGTTACAATAGTGGTGATAGGGAGCGTGGTATGCAGTGGGGTAATGCTTCTAATGTAGCAGCTACCTTGGTTTGCAAAATGGCAGACATTGAAGCCCTTCCTCTATCAGCAGCCAGCAGTAAGGCTAACAAGGCAAAACGTTACGATGAATTTTTGCATTTGTTTAACAAGCTTAGAGTTGAGTTGTTTGAGGACTCGTTGGATGTTAGCCGTGTGTTAGAGAAAGTAGCAGACTCAGGCGCCGTTAAAGAAAACACACCACCTGCTTTACCAGATTTAGAAGAAGAGATTTCTGAGGATAATGTAGATGACTGGTAGTGAGTTTTTAGAACCTTTTCAAACAAAAGATTATTACGTTGATGTAGAAAAATCTTCAATTATTGACTACACAGGCTATGTGTATGTAGTTAAAAACAAACACACTGGTGTAGTTGAGCATGAAAATTCTTTCTTCTCAGAAACATTAGGTTACTTGCTTGCTATCCAAGCTAAATTTGTCGAGTCAATAGAAGTGTTTGAAGAAGAAAAAGAAAAGGCAGATATAGGTCTGCCTCCTTTTGATACCGAGTAAGGGTTAATATGAATAGACTTGTTCTTGTAGACATAGACGGAATGATTTACCTAGCAGGATATGCGGGAGAACAAAGAAGTTACGACACTGTTATGGAGGATGCTGCAGGAAACCTTCATACAATGAGGTTTGATTCTGTATCTGATATTAAGTTTTTCTTAGACTCTAATAAAGACTTTGAAATGATTGATAAAGAACTATGTATTACACCCTTACCTGTAGAGTACAGTCTTAGAGTAGTTAAAAACAAATTGACTGAGATACAAAGCAGGTACGGAAAGAACATGCGGGTTTATGTTAAAGGTAATGGGGTTAACTTCAGAGATGTTGTGTATACCGTTCAAAAGTATAAAGGCAACAGAAAAACCGCAAAACCTTATCATTACGATTCTATTGTGGATTACATGATAACTTATTGGGATGCTATAACTGTAGACGGTAAAGAAGTTGACGATCAATTAGCCCTTGATGCTAAAGAGTCTTCTAAGCCTGTAGTTATATGCTCTCCTGATAAAGATTTAGATCAAATACCAGGGTTACATTGGAATTACACTAAAGCTGTAGAATATGAAGTTGACCCAGAAGAAGCACAGCGTTTTTTCTGGGAGCAATGTTTGTCTGGTGACAATGCAGACAACATATTAGGTGTTTGGAAGATAGGCCAAAAGACTGCTCAGAAAATGGTAGACTCTTGGTATGAGGATGGTTTAACGCAGCCTAAAATATGGGATAAAGTTATAGAGGCTTATGCTGTTTCTTTAGAGCACCCTTCTTGTCCATATAAAGACATGGATGTTAAAGATCTTGCGATACAAACAGCAAGGGCTGTTTGGATGCAGGATACAGCCAACAAATTATGGACACCACCAAACGAACCAGAAGAAACAATGGACATAGAGGTTAAAGATGGGTGGGTATAGAAAAGGGTTTAAAAGAGCAGATAAAAGGTGGGTTGATGACACAGGAAGAGAGTGGGACAGTAGATTTGAGTGGCTTGTATACACCTCCTTACAAAGTTCTGGATATGATATCAGAAGGTGCAACGAACGTGATACCGTTGATTACGGCACACCCGTCAGAAATGGCCTGTGCTTGGACTGTAGCGGCGACAAAGTACTTCAAAAAAGGACATATACCTCAGATCTATATGTTATGGGAGATAAAACCAAAAACGTCAAAGGAGGTTATCTCCTCGAACTTAAAGGATACTGGCAACCAGCTAAAAGGACACTTTTCCGTTACATCTCGAAACAGTGTGTCAAGCAAGGCATTAGTCTTAGGATTGTCTTTGAATCAGGCAACAAACTAAGAGGCAGTCAGTTAACAGGGCCTGAGTATGTACACAAGTATTGCAAGGAAGTAATACCTGGCGTGTTTAATAAAAAAACAAAAGATATAGAGTGGTTTTATGAGTTCTAAGCAAAGCGCTAAAAAAAGACAAGTAGGTGGTAGTCATTACATAGACAATGCAATCCAACCTATAGAATATATACTAGCTAACAAATTAGGTTTTTGTGAGGCTAATATTGTTAAATACATAACTAGGCATAAGCATAAACATAAAGACGGCATAGAAGACCTTGACAAAGTTATTCATTACGCTGAGTTACTAAAGGAATATATACTTAATGAAAACAAAACCACTTGAAATAGTTATAACTGATCACTCAAAAGGTGGGCTGTCTTTTGCTGGATTAGGCGGCAGGTATAAGTTTTTTGCTAGAGAAATAGCATCTGGTGTTTACCGTGTTAAAGACGGTCAGGCTGATTTCACTTTCTTAGAAGAAGACTTGTTTAAACAAGAATGGGTAAAAGAAGTTTAGTATGAAAATTTTATGTTTTGATTTAGAAACTAGACCTACTACCGCTTATGTATGGTCTGCTTGGAAACAAAACGTGGCGCCTACACAAGTGGTAGAACACGGTAGAGTTATATGTTGGGCGGCTAAGTGGGTGGGTAATAACTCTGTTTATTTTGGTGCAGAATGGCAACCTACAATTAATGGTATGCATTACATAGAAAGACTTCACGCTATGTTAATGGAGGCTGATGCTATCCTAACTTACAATGGCGATAAGTTTGATGTTCCTGTATTAAATACGGAACTTATGAAGCTAGATCTTGCCCCACCTCCACCTAACAAAAGCATAGACATGTATAAAGTAGTTAAAAGGAACTTTAGACTGTTTCATGGGAGAATGGACAGTGTTGCTCAAATGCTTGGTTTGGCAGGTAAAACTGAAACAGGTGGTATGCAATTATGGATAGACGTTATGGAAGGCAAGCCTGAAGCACAGGCTTTAATGGAAAAATATAACAGGCAAGATATAAAAGTATTAGAAGATATATATTTGCAGTTAAAAGGTTGGGTTAAAAACCACCCAACAAACATTAATAACGTTAAAGACTGTCCTACCTGTGGTTCTGTTCACCTTCAAAAACGCGGTACTCACCGTACTAAAGTAAGTGTATTTCAGCGTTATCAGTGTCAAGGGTGCGGGTCTTGGAGTCGCCAAAGGCTTGCTGATAAATATGCAGAAAAACCAGAGGTAGTTAGTTTATGAGTGTAACCTCAATTGGTATAGACTATGATTCTGACCAGCAAATTATGAGTAGCACTATTATAGCAAACGGTAAGTGGAAGTTTTTTGTAGGGGATGAGCTTTTAGTAGAAGCAGGCGCTCCTAGTAGTGCTGATTTACATACTGTAAATGGGTGGTGTAATATAGTTAGAAGCAGGATAAAAAACAAACAAGAATTAAATACTGAAGAAATTTTAGCAAAGAAAAAAGCAAGGAGGGAAGGGTATGGAAACAGCCCCGCTGTTGGCAGTAATACTACAAGTAATAGCGACGACGTACATAATAGTAAAGATGTTAATTTATACAAAGCAAAAGAACAAAGATCAATTGATGAAGACACAGAAGCCTACGCCAGCAACAAAGTCGAAGAGCTTGAGCAAAGAAAATTTGAATTAGAAAGAGAGCTTGATAAAGTAAATAAAGCTCATAAAAAATGGATTGCTATAAAAGAAGTGTGTAAAGAGGAATAAAATGTGGATATTACCAAAAACTCACCAACTGTTCTCGCCTTTTGCGCTGGATATGGTGGCATCGAAAGAGGACTTGACCTTGCAGGAGTTAAACATCGAGTCCTCACTTATGTGGAGATCGAAGCCTTCGCCTGTGCAAACTTGGTTGCGAAGATGGAAACGAATCAGTTGGCTCCAGCACCTATCTGGACGGATCTTAAAACCTTCCCAGCACAAATCTTTCGAGACAAGGTTGACATCCTCACTGGCGGCTACCCATGTCCGCCATTTTCAGCGGCAGGAAAGCGAGCTGGAAAGGATGACCCCAGACACCTCTGGCCCCACATCCGGCAACACATCGAATCAATTAGACCTGTTCGGTGCTTCTTTGAGAACGTCGATGGACACATCAGTCTCGGACTCAGAGAAGTCATTGAAGACTTGGAAAGCCTTGGTTACGCAACGACGTGGGGAGTATTTAGCGCGGCTGAAGTCGGCGCGCCTCACCAGAGAAAGCGAGTCTACATCTTGGCCGACTCCGACAGTCCAAGACAGCAACAAAGCAACAAAGAAGATGCGGGACGATCATCAAAACAACCTGACGGCGGTGGTCTTCGATCAAGAGCAATTTCCGACTCCGACAGCCGCTCAAGGGGGAGGAGATCGGACAGGAGCGCGAAAGGGAACAGGGAGTCTGAATTACACGGT